TGGCACCCACGAAAGGTTCCCGGCGGCGCATCTCTACTTCGCCGGGAGCTTCCCCGACCAGCATGATGCGCGCGGGGACTGGACCGGAGGGTGGGATCATGCGCTTCCACTCCGCTCATGCTCTGGGGCGGGCTGTTCGTCGAAGTGATCTATCTCGACGTTGAGTATGTCCTTCACTGCGGTCTCCGTTATCTTCTTCAGTAACTCCTTCCACTCATTGAACAAGCCAGGCTGGCGCTGGACGACACCCCTGTGAATGCTGGCGAGAAAGTGTGCACCTTCCATTGTGGAGGGCTTTGCAAAGTAGGCAACGATGCGATCGCCTTCAGTGCGGATAGCTAGGCGGACGAAGGGAGGTGGTGTACTCATTTCAGCTCCTCGATCCGCTGCACAGCTATTCCGTAGTAGGAGGGATCTTTTTCGATACCAAGAGCACTGCACTTAAGCGCGTGCGCCGCCGGGAAGATAGTTCCTGTTCCAGCAAACGGATCCAGGATTCGATCTCCTGCTCTGACAGATCGGACCAAGAGACTCGTATACAGGTTAACCGGCTTCTGCGCGCCGTGTCCGAGATTGTCATCCCCCTTGGATTCAATGACATCTGGATAGATGGCGGTGACGCGCTTGCCCCCGCGAAATGCGTAAAGGACAAGTTCATAGCTTCGTCTTGGACCATGTTCGGGCAAGGGCACTCGGCCCCCTCCTTGCTTGTAGTTGATCAGGGGAGTACGAATGGCGTTCCAGTCCATGCCGACGGTTCCCGAGTTAATCAGGTCCCGAAGCCACACGAACTGGTCGATGTCACAGCAGATATACATGTGGGCCTGCGGCTTTGCCAGGCGCGAGATGAGCGGCAAGGCGTACTTCATCAACGAGCGGAATCCCAGCTCGCTGTCGGAGTATTCGTGAGTGATGGCTGTCATGCGGCCGGCGCTGTCGCCGAAGTCGTCGGCGTCCATCCCGTAAGGGGGATCGGTGCAGATGACGTCGAACTGCCCGGGGTCGATCGTGTTCATCCAGTCAATACAGTCCCCCAAGTACACATGATGAAGGTGCGCTCCGAAGGTCTCACCGACGATGGCAGCGTGAACTGCGTTCTTCTCTGCGTTCTCCTTCGCTTCGAGGATCTTGAACGCCTCCTTCAGCGTCTTGGCCTTAGCGATATCCGGGTCGTCCATGTGCTTGGTGATGGCCAGGGACTTATGCACATTGGCTCGGTACTCGCCTAGCTCCGTGGGCGGTACGTCAGCGGGAATGTCGTATACTTCCCTGGCCGTGTCGCCGGTGGTCTGCGCGGGATTGCGCGCTAGGCGGAGCCGATGGAGACTGGAGACGGCCTCAGCTCGTTCTTGCCAGGTAAGGTCCATCCGCCGGATATTCTCCTCCAGCTCCGCCTCATACGCATCCAGTGAATCGAGTTCCCCGAGGTTTGTCACTGGCAATCTCCCCTCGGGTACTGCCTCACCCCCGCAGCGGAATTCCCCGCCGAGGTCACGCAACTGGCGGATTGCGCGGAGTCGTCGTTCCCCTGCTACGAGAACCCATAGAGACGCTTCGCTATTCGTCCCCGGTCGCACGACCAGCGGGTGCATCAGCCCCAGGCGCGAGATGGAGTCAGCTAGCTCCATTACACCCTGGGGGTCGAACTCTCTTCGCTGACGGTTCTCAGCTACCCTCAGTTCGTCCGAGTGGATCAGGAACATTGCTTTCTCCAGTTGGTGGGAGCGGTCGGCCCTTCCCCGACCGTGCACATATTACTGTTAGCGAGTGCAGCGCTCCCGGTGTGCTAAGCGCGTGGGGCGACTGCCGTCACGTCGTTGTAGATCTGGTCTCCGTCAACCCGGGGCTTGATATGCCCCTTGACGACCTGCCCGACCATCATGCGGAAGTTGAACGGTTGGCCGGGCACATTCAAGCCCATCGCCTCCCGTACCCTTCCGAGCTGGACATTGCGTCCCTTCTCCGTCGAAATCCCACCCCCTACGTTCAGGTCCAGCATGATGCCCTGCCTCACCGTTACCTTGTCCCGGCCGAGCATTTCTTTCAGCTCTGGGTCATCGACCTCGTAAGTAATGTCGATGGCGATGCCGGACTGGGTCTGGTCCTTGCTCGTCCACGGCCGGGCCTTCACCTCCGTTGAGAGCAGGGTGTAATCCTTCTCGGGGATGGGGATGTACTGCGTGCTGTTTGCATCGGTCAGCGTAGTATCGAGAAACTGTTGCGGGTCGAATGTACCCATGACTGTAATGCTCCTGTTGATTGAACTGAGAACCGGCGGTGCTTCAGCCCAGCGGCCGGGACGCTTCAGCGGGCTATGCGGCAATAGGTTCCTTGTCGGGAACCTCGATTACTCCTCCCTGCTTTTTCCAGCTCGCAATAATGGCTCCAAAGTCGGGTGGCAGTCCATCGGCGACTGGTAGGTTTCGGGCCTTGAGGTCGGCTCCCACGCTTGCAGTGGACCAAGTGAATTTCGTACCCTGTCGCTCACTGAGGATAACGTCGGAGAAGAATCTGGGGAGGACTGGAGCGAGCTTTCGACCAAGGGTTGCAGCCATGATCTTAGTTCCTCCAACAATTTCATCTGTTTCCCTATCGACGTGCGAGATAAGGACGAAATGACAACGTGTATCGGTACAGAGCTTTTGAAATAGATTTGCCACAAGTTGCATGGCAATTCCCCAATCGCCCTGATGGCGCACAGGCTTGCTCCCGACGACGAGGCCCATTGCCATAATGCCGACTCCAGTGAGTCCGTCGACCACGATGGCACGCTTGGTTCCCCATTTACAAACGTCTCCATACACCTCTCCACCCCGGTCGCAGGTGTAATTATTCAGCGCTGTTAGAAAGTCCACGAACTGGCTGTATTGCGAGCGCGTGGGGTCGGACAACTTAGTAATTGACTCGAAGCTGAGTTGATTGACATTCTTCGCCCCGGCGATCATGTTAGCCCAGGATTGGCTCGCGGGGGCGATGTACCTCCAGTGCAGTTCCTCGTGCGAAACATCGCCAAGCGTGTCATACCCTGGCTCTGTGAAGATACAAAACGGGGTAATGCCTGCCTTTATCAGCGTGCGAATGGCATACGTCTTCCCACTCCCACTCGCTCCCATCAGCAGAACATTAACCCCTGGCAAAGGCGACTTCTCCATTGAGATGCCTTTCAGGATGGTTGGACTGCGGAGTCCCGACCTTGCTCTCTCGTTAGGTCGGGGGTACTGCGTGGGTTAGGCCGCGACTACTTCCAGGGAACCGAGAGCGCCTGCGTTAGAATAACGGGATCACAATATCCTACCATTTCGTGACCCAGTTGTCAAGCCTAAGCCTTCCCGCCGCGGGCCATACCCAGGAGTGCAGCCCGGCCCTGCACTGACTCCATCGCTGCCCCGATCCTGGTCATGAACTCGCTGGGGGTAAGGTGGATGCGGGCGTACACTCCGTTAATGTGCGCCATGAAGAGCTGGGAGTGCTGCTCCCCATCTGGAATCAAGAGGATCATCGCCTCCAAGGCGAACGCGAAGTTCTGCTTGCTATTGTCTTCAATTCCGACGATCATTTGTGGTACCTGTCATAGTGGGCTAAGTGCAGTTGGAATTCCCGCAACAGTACCTCGCGCGGGAGCGACTTGGTGTACTCAGGACGCAGGGTAAGCCATAGCGACCCCGGGACGATATAGTAATTGTCCACTGGCTCTAGGTCGCAGGGCTGTGTGACGACCATGAACCGCTGGCCTTCGACCACAGCCTTCGCCCAGATCCGCCCGCAAACTGGGCAGAACCAGGCGAAGCTGCAGGGCTCTTGTACCTCGTTGTGCACGAGGACTGATGGGGATACTCCTGTCCCCATCGGGGTTCCTTCTACTTCAAACCGAACAGGGAAGAGCATATGCTGATGAAAGTGCTACCGACGAAGATGAACAACAGGATGTACTTCAACGGGAGGTCCTTCCCGGTCCACGCCCGCTTGGGCAGTACCGTGGCGACTCCTCCCATTGCCAGTCCTATCCCCGCGAGGATCAAGAACAGCTCGATGAGGAACATGGCTCAATCCAGCGGGGTGTTTGTGCGCTCGATCGGGTCCCAGCGGATTCGCCGGAAGTAGACCTTCAGCCAGGTTTCTGGCTCTGGGGACTTGCAGACGGGGACGAACTGGCATCCGCCGTAGGAGCTGCAGGAGTCGCCGTAGTTCTTTTTCCACTCTCGCTTTTCCCACGCGGTTCTAAGGTCTGCAAGATCGTCAAGTGTTGTGGCAAGCCACTCGTCAATTTCTGCTGCTGAACGGTAAGTGAGAGCTTGAGCGGAGCCATACTTCGTTTTAAGGATTGACACACCTCGCACGAGCACTCCATTTGTCTCAGTTCCAGACTCTCGTGCGGCCCAACAATAACCTGTAAACTGGCCACGAAGTTCCCACTGTTTGGGCCAACTGTCACCAAGTTGCGTGGTTGTCTTGTCGTCTTCAATGTAGACTCCTTCGGCGAAGTCGGCGATCATATCGCTGCGGCCGACGTATAGCACGGGCTGGCGGGTGACGGGGTGGAGAAAGGGGAGTGGCTCAGCGAAGCTGAATTCGATCGCCGGGTTGCCGGAAGGCATGATATGGGGCATTGCCTGGTTGGCGTCCCCGAGCGGCCACTCGCTGAAGTAGAAGTCCAGCGCCCCTAGCCCGCGGTCGAGCGTCTTGGCACTTTGCTCCGGGGGAACGTAGTCTCCCCAGGACTCGAAGAACGCCCGCATACCAGCCCCGAGGCATTCGTCCTGGGGCTTGCCCGCGATGTAAAACTCCTGGCGGGCTGCCTCCAGTGCCTTGGCGAAACATGCGCCAAAGTGCAGGTGAACCGACTCGCCCTCTGGCTTCCAGTGCTGCATGTGTGCGCGGAAAGCTTTGTGCCTGCAAGCGCGCCACTCGTTCATGAAGCTGGCGTCGATGACCTCGGGGAACTCGACTTCCTCATATTGCGGCAATGCGACTAACTTGTCTCCGTCCATGCTATGCTCCTTAGTAAGGTCCTTCAGATACGTCCTTGCCTGGCTCCCATAACCTGCCACTCGGCCCGCAAGCATCATCCATGCGGACGTTGAAACAGTAGTTAGGCAAGCCTTTACCGGTGACCAGATCGTTTTTGATCCTCACCTTTGGAGCTAGGCACTCCCACATGGTAGCCAACTCTTCCTTCTTTACCCACTTGCAGTCCGTGCAGAACTTCTGCTCCATCACAGATCTCCCGCCTCTTCGCTGCCCAGGAAACCCGCGAGCAGTTCCTCGGCCGACCGCGGGGGAGCCTTGCTCTTCCGGGCGAGTCCGAGGGCAGCTGCCGCGATTCGATCCTCCCGGATGACCTGCACGGCGTGCTTCAGCTCATCGTCGCTGAGCGTGCCCGCGATCGCTTTCTGCCGCCAAATGTCGATCATGGCCTGGACGGGCAGTCCATCCATTTCAGCTTGTTCCATTACGCTTCCTCCATTTCCGGTTGACGCATGGCTTGCTTGACCCTCTCGAGCTTTTCCCGAATCGCGAGTTCGAAGAACTCACTCAACTTGCCCAGCGGGACTCTTCCGTGCGCGTCCGACCAGAGAAGTAACGATACCTCCCCGATCAACGGAGCCGGGAGCTTCAGATGCACATGCACCGGCCGATCCAGCTTCGCTCTCCTTCCCATCTTCCATCTCCTTTCTCAGTCGTTTAAAGGTCTTGCGAATGTCAGTGTGCGTGCTACTGACGTACTTGAAGCTTGGATCGAGGATTGACTTCATTCGGTCCCCTCCTTTCGAGTGAGTTTAGCAACAAACCAAGTTAGAGCTACATATACTTCCGGCTCCAAAATAATTGTGTTGCTGGGGTCCGTTGACAGTCCATTCTCGGTTGTGAGAATAATCTGTCCATCCTGGAAGTCCGCGTATACGCTGTCTCCAAGATAGGTTTTCATGCCTGCTTCCTCGCCGGGATCAAGCCCCAGTACTTGCGCTCTGGCAGGCAGCACATGAAGCAATGGTCGCCGTACTCCTCACTGCGCACCGCCGGGAACCCTGCCTGGGGCTTGCCACAGCCATCACAGTACCATACCCGCGCGCGATGGCAGCCCCGGTGCCCGGCGAGCAATCGGCACTTCGTATCCGCCCTGGGCATGAAATGCCCGCATACTTTCTTCTCCGCCATCACTCGACCCCTGGGTAGTAGCCCATCGCCACTTCCGCTGCGATGCGCAGTTCACAGCACTTCGCACAGACCGGCACGATCCCGCGATCCATGACTTCTGCCCACCGTGGCAGGGGCTCGTTCGGCTCGCCGGCTTTCAGATCCCGCAGGTGCTTGTCGGTGGCGTGTGTGCGGACAGTAAACCATCCCATGAAGAACTCGTGCGTGGTCTGGCATGTGCCGCACACTTGCTTATAGAACAGCGCCACGCACCCGACCGTGTGCCATACTCGCTTCTCCTCCAAGTTGTTAATCTCGACCAGCAAATCCATTTGCTCCTGTTGCTGATCTGGGTGGTTGTGGCGCTGGATCTGGACGAGGCGCTTGCGCGCTGCCTTGAGGCGCTTCTCCTCGGCGGATTGCGCGGTGGCTTGATTGAGCAAGTCCCGGAGCGAGTTCAGCTCCTCGACCTTGCTCGGCTCGTCCTCGGGTGGCTCGCCGGGAACCAGTGCCTCGACCTCATCCTCTTCGAGGATGGTGGCTTCCTCCATCTCATCCTGCTCGCGTTGCATTTCGTCTCCGTTCAAAGTTAGTGGGTCACCAGATGGCAATTTCCGCCACCCGATAACCCACAATATCACGAACCCGTTAAGAAGTCAACCGCTGCACTGCATCTCTGTGCAATTACTTGAGCAATGTCTGCCCGTGAAAGAAGATCTGTTCGAGGATCAGCAACGCGAGTGCCAGCCAGCCAAAGTTCGCGGGCCGAATACCTGTTGCTCCCTTGAACGCCTCGATCAGTGCAAACACCAGTGCGAACACCAGAATGATGAGACTGGTTACTAGCATGGTAGACCTCCAGTTAACGCGCTTGCGCGCGGGCAAAACAAAGCCCCCAGGCACCGACAGGTTAACCTAGGGGCTCTGCCCACTTCACGCTAGACCGCACTACGCTTCGGGACGGAGACGAACCTCAGCCGTGTGCTTGTGTGCGCTCAGTGTATCGCAGCCAGCCGAGACATAAGCCTCAGGCCGCGAATCCTGCCAGCAACGTGGCTGCGTCTGCCTTGCTGCCACGCGCTGCCTTCTCTTCCTCCAGCCGATCGGCGATTTGCTTGATCGTAACGCCGGCCTTGTTGGGGATCTTGGAGGTCTTCAGCGCGGCCTTTTCCGCCGGCGTCTTGTCCTTCAGGAACTCCTTGACCAGCTCGGTCGCCTTGCCAGTGTACTCGACCATCGCCTTGAGCAGGATGCTGGTTCCCGCCATGCCGCTGGCGTCGCCCTTCTGCTTCCATTCGCCCTTGTTCAGGTTCTCGATGAGGTTGTCGACTGCGAGGATGGCGTCATCCAGGTCGTCGATGCCAGCCATCTCATCGCCCAACTTCTGCTCCGCTCCGTGCCCGACGTAGATCGGGTACATATCCTTGCGGGGCGTGAAGGTCCGCGTTTCCCCGTTGAGGAAGTCCATCCGCACGGTCACTTCACCGGCTTCCGTGATGAACGTGGACTTTTGCAGCCGGCGCTTGCCCGGGAAGTCCACAATCGTGCCGTCGGTCATCTTGACGGAGTTGACAGGCGTCGCCGCCTTCTTCGTGGCCGGGGCTGCGCCATCACCTGCGGGCACAGCGCCTTGCGCGACCACTGCCGCCGGGGTTTCCTTACCCTTCGTTCCCTTTGCAACTTGTGCTTCAGCCATTTTCTTTCTCCTGAGTTACTGCGTTGTGCCACCACTGTCCGGGGTGGCTGTCGGTGTTGGGCAGGTTGCTAGGACCGCCTCAACGAAACCCATCGTATCATGCGCGGGGAAGTGTGTCAAGCACTTTGACGAATTATTTTTTATCTGGGCTCTCAAGCTTCCATTTAGTTCTGTCGTGCTTTGCCCTGTGTTCTTCCCGGCGTCGCTTGTCCTCTGGGTCCCCAAGTTCATCCAAGGAAAACCCTAGGACGTTCGCATATTCCTCCTTCGTATGACCAGTCATGTTGAACCTGTATCCGCTCAGCTGCTTCTCTAACTCCCCAAACGCACGATCTACCTGCCCTGCTTTAAGCAGCACTACTACCGGCTTGTTTATCATCCAAGGATTGTCCTTCTCAAATCTTTGGATGAATGATAGCTTGTCTTCTTCAAGAGGATACTGTAGCTTGAATCCTATCAGTATCCTAATCTTTTCCCTGTATGATTCCTTGTCGCTCATGTGCCTGCCGCTCATGTCAGGACTCCTTTAGAGCGCCGGGATGCAGCTTACCTAACAGCTCCTGTATACTCTCGTCCATTTTGTCAGCAACCTCCCCCTGTGTCCTGCCCGACGCCAGTATCCTATCAAACAGCTCGCTCGAAGGCGTGTTGTCCCTGTGCACGAAGCGTACCTTCGCGGGACCAACGAGCTGCCTCCCCAGGTCATGTGGCCCGGGCCTGTCCACCCAGCACACTGTCTGCGCGCTGAACTCGAGATAGGCCTGAAGCTTCTCTTCCCACGCTGGGTCTTTCTTCTTCCCAGCCACGCGCTCGTATTCCTGGCGCAACGCGCCTCGGAAGGCGTAGAATTTACCTTGGAGGGAAAGCGCCTTTTGAATGCTTTCCACTTCGACAGCGAATTCCTCCTTCCCGACGGCGCAGCGCTCGCAGATCTGCCAGAGCGCCTTTGGGTAAGTGTTGACGTTCTTACTGCGGGGCATCGCTTTCTCCTGTAATGTCCTGCTCACGCAGGTGGCGCTCGAGATTCCTGGCCGCGACCCGCCGGGCGTCGATGGACTGCAGGCGCTGCAGCTCGAGCCAGAGGGTACGCAGCTTGGGGCCCCAGTGGATCAATCCTTCATAATCGCACCAGGCGTCGAATATCTCCCCGATGGTCATGCCTGGCACGTCGTTGGGCCTGTTGTCAAGCGCTTCCTTGACCGGCGGGGGTAGGTCGCTGAAGTTCATTTCCTTGCTCCTGAAATCTCGATCTCCTTGACGCGGCAGCACCGCAGCACTGACACGCCATCCACATGCACATACAGTACTTTTCGCTCGCTGTCCCACTCCACTTGCACAAACTCCGGCGCTGTAATATCCAGCATCTGCACGTTCCTGAAGTCGGTCATTGATCCACCTCTATCGTTATCTTGATCTTCCCGAACTGCACCGTGATCGGGGCTTGGCCATTCAGCCGTACCCGCGGGGGCGCTTTTCTCGCTCCGCTCGCGGGTATCAAGTCGTGAATAGGAACAACCGCTTTCGCGGCTGCTCCCTTTGGCTTCCTTTCGTAGATTCCGCGTGGCATTTCAGTCCACCTCCCAGCCATCTTGCAGCATGGCGGCGAAGTTGGGATACTCCTTGGTCTTGGGCATCTCCGGCGTCGGGAAGTAGGTCTTGATCTCGTACAGCGTGATGGTGTACAGCATGTTTGGCTTGTCCGCGTATGCGTCCGCGTGCAAGGTCGCGCATTCCAACCCATCTTTCCCGTGGCGCTTCATGGGCAGCCAGGGCCAACGCGGCCAGAGACGCGGGTCGCTCATCATCGCCAGGTCCTTATCTTCCTGGCTCTCTTGCTTGACTTCCGCTTTCTTTCTCATATGATGGTCACTCCTTTCACCGTGCGCTTGTACGTCCCAGACTCGTGGGTCGTTTCGTGGTTGTAGACTGTGATCGTCCGCCCGATCGGCGCCCACTTGTCGCAGAACAGCATCGCGGCGTGGTGCGCCGACCTCTTGTGCTTGTAGTACCTGCCCCGCATGTCCAGGTTCGCGGCATCATCGCGCAACCGGAAAGGGCGGGTGTTGTCCCCATTCAGCGCTTTTCTCGCTCCGCTCGCTGGCTCCGTCATTGCTTTCTCCTTCCCGGGATTATCCCGTAGTACTTGTTATCTGGCAGCATGCACATGAAACAGCTCACGACGCCCGCCTCTGGCTCCGTGGCCGCCGGGAACCCGGTCCTGGGTTTGTTGCATGTGTCGCAGTACCAAACCGACTGGTTCCGGCAGCATCCCCGGTGACCCGCGAGCAAGCGACATTTCCGCTTCGCCCGGGGCATATACTTCCCGCATTCCTGTCTGTTCATTCTCCGTCTCCCATGATCTTCGCCAATAGCTGTTCTGCCGTCATCGTGGCTTCAGCGATGAGGCGCCGTTTACATTTCCTGCAAATGTACGTCGCTCCGAGTTGCAGCTTCCTGTGAACCTTTGGCCCTACGAGCTGCACCGGCCCGCACGCGCAGCGATAGCGAAACTTCTCCACCATGCGAACGGGCGCTGCGCTCTCATAGCTGTGACAACGGGTCGCCGGGTGGCCGAAAGCTACCATGATCCTGCGCCAGCGATACCCATGATGCTCCTGTTTCCGCCGATGCCCTTCGCGAAAGTCCAGCGCCCAGTCCACCGCGTGCGCGTACTCGTGCGCGATTGTGGCTGCGAACTTTTCCCCCTCCGCCAACGCAATGTCCGCGTTCAGCGAGATTTCGCTGGCCCCGCCGGCCTTGTATTTACAGTGCCCGGCGGTGAGCCCTCGAATGCCCCAGTCAATGGTAACATCTGGCATCACCCCAAATCGATCCTGGGCAATGATCCTGCAGCGTTCAATCTCTGTAAACTTCAATGCTGTCTCCGGTTGGATACTTGCCGTGGTCCTGGGAAGGTTCCCTACGCGGGTCGCCGGTGAATCTTGCTGTGTTGTTGCAAGCGCCCGACGCTCATGATCCCTCCGCAAGCAGGACATTTCGCCAGCACCCTGTGAAAGTATCGTTGCCCGATCTTGGTGCGCTTCAATCGGTCCTTCGGCTCAACCCAAACGATGATCCCTTGTACGTCCTGCGGGTCCATTCCTCCATCCGGCAGCGCGTCCCGTTCGCACCCGAGCAATGCTCTCACTTCGGATTTGCTGGCCTGCCAGCTGGCATGATGCGCTGTGTGAATGTAAAGATTCATGTAAGGTCTCCGATTCTGGTTCTCGATACGGGGGCATATCGCGCCCCCATTTCCCAAGTTCACGCAGTCGCCGGTCCCGGCTCGATCCCAAACTTGCGGGCGTAGTTTTCCGTGCACCAGGCCTGCGGGTAGACCTCGAACCCGAACCTGGCAGCCAGCCGCTCCGTCTCTTCGCGGGTCGCCGGCGGCGCTGCTGAAAGCCCCAAGCTCATCGCCAGGTAATTCCCCGTAAAGAGCCCCACGATCCCGCTTTGCGTAACCCCCATCAATACTCGCTGTTTCATCCCAGTCTCCGCCTAATGTCGCTTCGATCCCCATGACCCATGCGACCCGCCCATGTTATCACAGCCGCGAGTGAATGTCAACCCCTGTCCTACATCTCTTTCCCCTCATTCAGTCCCCCTTGTTTCCCCCGCTCTGCACAAATCCCCCCATACGTCCCCCATATTCCCTACCCATATCTCCCCCATGCCCACATTTTCTCTCAGACCGGATTGTCTCCCAAACACATTACTGCGCCTCTTGTACTTCATTGCCACTACACTTCAAAAAAAAAAATAAATAATAGTATTCTGGAGGAGTTGCTTGATAGGGATTGAAGTAGGGATTGAAGTAATGTATTTGGGAGACAATGTGGTTAGCGAAAAAAAGTATACATGTGGGACGTATACCGGTGGAATATGGGGGGAATATGGGGGGAGACCGTGGGGACTGGGAGATATGGCTTAGTGACTTTAGAAATGGGAAAGCAAATGTCCACCTTTTTACCGGCGACCCAGGCTAGCCAGATATGGCAAAATCCGGGCGAAAAAAAAGCCCCCTTGCGGGGGCGAGGTTCAGCCGTGGATGAATTTCTTGAGAATCGCCGCCGGATCGACCGCCGACTTTTTCGCCTCCGTCGCCGCATTCCTGTCGATGATCTTCTTGATCGGCGGATGCACCCGGAGGACCGATTTTTCCGCCGTTGACATTTTCTTGAGATCGGCGGCAACTTTCGCGCGGTCCAGTTTGGGATCATTCTCGCAGATCGCTTCGATCAGGTCCGCATCGGAAGGTTCCCGTTCGCCGCGCCATGTACCCGCGTACAATGCGTCGATCACTTTCTGCATCGAATCGAGCTTTTCCGCCGTCGTGGCATTTTGCAATGCGCCCGCGTCACCAACTTTTGCGTTCATACCGTGGACGAAGATTGCCATGCGAGTCGGTTCGGGAATCTTGGCCGCATCGCACGTTACCGCGCGCCCGCCGTCAATCGCCGTCCAGGTCATCGTCGTGGCAAAACCTTCGCCGCTCACCGACTTCGTGAAAATTGCATTTTTGCGTGCCATTTGAAGTCTCCGTCAAAATCGGCGATTCGGTCGCCGCACCGTTTGAACCTTTCATGCGTTATTCAATGAACCGATTATCGCATAGCTTTTTTCGCGTGTATATACCGTCCGTCGGCTCATTCCAGGTTGCGTAGATGCGAATGGTAATACGACTGAGAATGATTCGCATTCCGCTGCAGTGGTCCAACCACTGGGCCACCCGGCCTCTCCCGCTGGGGGTACCCTGCCTGAGCGCGACCTTTAGGCGCGGGCTCGCAGGTGGAATGCACAGAAACAGAGTAACAGGATCCAGATTGCATTGCATATCACGACCCCCCTATCGGGGAACTTACCGGCGACCCCGCGGTCAGACATTGGGCTATAAGAACCCCCGGCCCCGGCCAGAAAGTTAAACACTTGACAATTAGGAGGATCTGTGATATGGTAGCGAAAGACGGCGAAAAGGAACTCGCGATGAGCGCAGTGAGCACAGGTGCGGTGATCGAGAAACTGAGCTATTCGCACAAGGCGATGATTGACCTGCTGGTTGCGAATCCGATGATTAGCCAGGGGGAACTGGCGAAGGCGTTCGGATACACGCAGGCGTGGATTAGCCGCATTCTCCGATCGGATAGCTTCCGGGAAATGCTCGCGTCGAGGACCGCCGAGATGGTGGACCCCTTGGTGCTCCAGTCAATAGAGCTAAGATTCGAGGCGCTGGTGACACAGAGCCTGGATATACTGCAGGAGAAACTGGAGCGATCAGCAATGCCCACGGCCGACCTGGCGCTCAAGGCCGCGGAACTCGGCTCCCGTGCCCTGGGGTATGGTGCCAAAGTCGGGAATGTACATATGCAAGGCAACTTCGTCGTGGCTATGCCAGAGAAGGCGGCAAATTCCGAGGAGTGGCTGAGCAGATTAGCAGGCACGAGCAAATACTCCGGCGGTTCACAGCGTTCGCGGGTGATTGACGTCCCGGCCGCTTCAGCGGAATGTCGTGGCAGTGATGCTGGAGAGTAATCCCAGTGGGCAGCAGATCATCTGGGAGCCACAGCCAGGACCGCAAACGGCGCTTATTGAGTGTCCGACGTTTGAGGTACTATACGGAGGAGCTAGAGGTGGAGGGAAAACGGAAGGGTCGATTGGGGACTGGCTCGAGCACTCCGGGAGGTACGGGCAAAGCGCTGTTGGAGTCTTCTTCCGGCGGAAATTTAAGCAGCTGGAAGAGGTGGTGGCGCGGACTAAGGAGCTATTTCCGAGGCTGGGGGCGAAGTACAACGAGCAAAAAGCGGAATGGGTGATGCCCGGCGGTGGGCGGCTGAAGTTTAGATACCTGGAAAAGGATAAAGATGCAGAAGAATACCAAGGACACAGTTATACCCGGGTATACGTTGAAGAAGTCACGAACTTTCCTACTCCCGCGCCGATCAATCTACTGCGCGCAACGCTGCGATCGTCCGCAGGAGTGCAGGTGGGGATGCGTCTTACTGGGAATCCCGGCGGCCCCGGGCACCACTGGGTTAAAGCGAGGTTCATAACTCCAGACCCGAGAGGGTGGAGGATACTGAAGGAGGATTATGAGGGACTGAACGGGGAGAAACTGACGCTTGAGAGAGTGTTCATTCCAAGCAAGATCGCGGATAATGTGCTGCTGCTTAGGAATGATCCATTCTACATAGCGCGGCTGAGGCAAAGTGGGAGTGAAGCGCTGGTTCGTGCGTGGTTGGAAGGCAATTGGGACCTGGTGGACGGAGCGTTTTTTGATTGTTGGGATGAAACCAAGCACGTTCTGGATACTGGCGACTGGCTTTCTCGTATTCCTTATTATTCTCTTCGTTTTCGTAGTTTTGACCATGGTTATGCAAAGCCGTTCTCCGTCGGCTGGTACGCAGTCAGCGATGGGACTTGGGGACTGCCTGAAGGGGCGTTGCTCAAGTATAGGGAATGGTACGGGACAAATGGAAAGCCGAATGAAGGACTGAGAATGACGGTGGACCTGGTCGCGAAGGGGGTACTGCAGAGGGAAGTGACGCTGGATAGCAAGACCGGGAACTATAAAGAGGAGAATGTACTGTACGGGGTCGCGGACCCGAGTATCTTTATCAGGGATGGCGGGCCGAGCATTGCAGAGACGATGGGGGCAGCGAGATGCCAATGGAGGCGGGGAGACAACAAGCGCGTGCCTGGCTGGGCAGAGATGAGACGGAGGCTGAACGGGGAGGGGGGAAGACCACTTCTGTATTTCTTGAGCTGCTGCGACGACTCGATACGAACGATACCTACACTGCAAGTGGACCAAACGGACCCGGAGGACTTGGATACAGAGGGCGAGGATCATGCAGCGGATGAGACGAGGTATGCTTGCATGGCCCGGCCTTGGGTGAAGGGGCAACCGGAAGAGAGCAGGATTGTGTATCCGAAGACGCCGGATCAAATGACGCTGAATGAGATTCTGGAGCAGCACTTTCGGCATAGAAGGCAGGAGAGGGAAGAAGGAGCGTATTCGAATGACTAAAACCTCTAGCGGAGCGAGCCAGGCAGCGTGCATTGAGGTGCTGAATGAGTGATCCGCTGCGCGAACTGCAAATGGCTGACCGGGCGGAGCACCCGCGGGTTAAATTCTGGAGGCAAGAGCTCGAGAACGCGCAGAAAAGGGAGAAAAAGTTCCGGCGAGAAGCACTGCGGGTAGTGGAGATTTACGAAGGGGAAAAAAGGCAAGAAAATAGCTTTAATGTCCTGTTCTCTAATACAGAGACGCTTCTTCCAGCGTGTTATAATCAACTTCCCCGGCCGTACGTCGATCGACGATTTAAGGATGAGGATCCTCTAGGAAAAGCCGCTGCTCAGTGTCTTGAGCGCACGCTCAGCTCGCTAGAAGATAGCGGGAGCGCGGAGTATCAACCATTTGGGACCTTGATGGAGCAGGCGGTGCTCGGCGCGCTGGTTCCCGGGCGGGGACTGACGTGGTTCAAGTACGATGCTGAGTTTGAATCCAGCGAGCAAGGCGAGAAAAGCGCTGATACGGAGAAAAGCGCGGAACAGAAAAACGCTGATTTACCGGAGGATGCCGATGAGACCGCCAAGCAAGCGCAACGGGATACAGAAGGGGAAGAGATACTTGAGACTCCCCAAGAGAAGGTTAAGTACGAGACGATCTGCGGGGAAGATGTTGACTATGATTCGTTCTGCTTCGGGCCCGGAAGGCAATGGGTAAATGTGCCCTGGGTGGCGAGATACCACCTGATGACGGAGGCGGACGCGGTTGCGAGCTTTGGGAAGAAGATTGCCAGCAAGCTGAAGTATCAGACGGCGACCAAGATCAATGTTGATGGCTGGAAAAAGGAGAATAGCGAGGAGCAGGACCCGCAGGGCACACAGCATGTGAGTCCGGTGTGGGAGATCTGGAATAAGGAGAAAAAGGAGGTACACTTTTACTCCCCGAGTTACCCCGACGACCTGCTGAAGACAGTGGAGGATCCGTATGGGCTGAGTGGGTTCTTTCCTTGCCCGGAGCCACTGCATTTTCTACTAAAGCGGAGCACGTTGGTGCCGACGCCGCTTTATATCCTGTACGAGGAGCAGGCGAAGGAGCTGAACCGCATCACGACGAGGATTAATAAGATACTGGGCGCCCTCAAAGTGCGGGGCTTCTACGACGGCACGATGCAGGGGCTGAAAAACCTGCTCGAAGCGGACGATAACACGCTCCTACCGGCGGAGAACGTCGCGGCGCTGCAGCAGGGGCAGAATCTGCAGAATAGCGTGTGGTTCATGCCCTTTGAGGTGCTTGTGAGCGCGTTGCAAGCACTGTGGCAAGGCCGGGAGGAGATAAAGGACACGATTTATGAAATTACTGGCATGGCGGACATTATGCGCGGGGAAGGCGCCGCCAGTGCTCCCGCCACGCTGCAGCAAATTAAGAATCAGTGGGGTACACTGAGACTGAAGAGGTGGCAGCGCTATGTTCAAGAGTATGTACGCTCGTGCCTGCGCATTATGGGAGAGCTTGCGGGCAAGCATTTCTCGATTAATACCCTTGCGACGATTACCAACCTCGACTTCGCTAAGCCGGAGGACATTAAGAGAGCGCAACAAACGCTGAGAGCGATAAATCAGCAGATGATGCAGATGCAGCAGCAGGCACAACAACAAGCGGCGATGCAGCCTCAACAAGGTCCCCCCGGTCCACCCGGCGGCTCTCCCCAGCCTCCAGGCGCTGCTCCTGTCGCGCCTCCGGGTGCTCCCGCGGGTCCCGCTGCACCGCCGCCCCCTCTACAGCCTACTCCGGAGATGCAGCAGGGGATGGAGCAGGCGCAGGCAGTACTGCAGAAACCGGCGTGGGATGACGTGGTGAAACTCCTGCGGAATGACATGCTGCGGAGTTACCGGATCGACATTGAGACTAACTCCACGATCGCATCAGATACGCAGGAAGACAAGGACAATGTTAGCGATGCGCTGACAGGGATTAGTCAGATGCTGCAGAGCTTTGCCCCGATGGTACAGCAAGGCGTGCTGACCATGCCGGTGATGAAGACGATTCTGCTGACGACTGTGAGGAAGTTCGCATTTGGCAGGGAGTGCGAGGATGCGATTAAGCAGATGCCGGATCAAGCTCCGTCGCCTCCACCGGACCCAAGCGCTCCGTCGCCTGAGGAACTGGATGCGAAGAAACAGGAAGCAAACGTCAAGATTCAAGTAGCGCAGAGCAAGCTGCAACTCGCCGGGATGGAGGGGCAGCAGGCACAACAGGACCTGCAAGTGAAGGCGCAGGAGAGCCAAATGAAGATGGCACAGGCGCAGCGGGATGAGCAGCTAGCGCAGCAACAGCATCAAGTGAAGCTGGCGCAGATGGACCTGCAGATGCAAGAGATCGCGATGAAGAAGCAAGTAGCACAGATGACCCTGCAGCAGAAGCAACAGGAACTGGCACTGAAAGGCCAGGGGATGATGATGGATGCACAAGCGGATAGGATGCAGCAGGGACTGCAGATGGAGACTGCGCAGATGGGAGCCCGGACGGCAGAGACGCTGGCGAGGACGCAGGTGCAAACCGCGCAAACGAAGGCGAAGGCAGCGAAACAGGCTGCAGCAGCAAGACCGAAGGGAAATGGGAGTTAACTGGCGAGCGAACGCGAGAAAAGCGCTATACTACGCTATACTACGCTATACTAACATGCCTGTTTATGAATACCAGTGCCCGGAAGGGCATGTGACAAATGAGCTGAGGACGGTAGCGGACCGCGAGCGGGCGCCGGAATGTTACTGTGGGCATATGACCCAGAAGGTGATACTGCACGCACCGCGGGTCTTCGGGGATTATGAAGGATATGAGTCACCGACGAGCGGGAAATGGATCGAAGGCAGGCGGGCCCGGCTCGAGGACCTTAAACGGACCAACTGCCGCCCATACGAGGACGGTGAACGGGCTGAGTTTGAGCGCAGAAGAGCGACTGCTGATCGGGAACTGGACAAGACCGTCGACGAAGTTGTGGATCGTTCGATGGAAGTGCTGACACAACACGACGAGGGCAGCGACGCCCGCCAACAACTGATGAGAGGCTGAGATGGCTGGAGAGACCGAGGGTACGGGCACGGAAGGCATGACCGGGGCAGATGACGGGCTGAGTGTCGAGGAAACGGTCAATGACCTGGCGGAGAGCCTGCATCTGGTAGAGGAGCAGGCGGAGGGAAAGGGAAATGAGCAAGGTGAAGCATCGACTCAAGATGGTGCGGCTCCCCCGGCAGGCACCGAGCAGGAATCGACAGAGGGTGCTGCCCCGGCGGCGGCAGAGCAAGGCGCGGCTCCGGTTGCTCCTCCCACGGCGGACGAGCGAGTACCGGATACTTGGAGGCCAGAGGCTCAAGCGAAGTGGGCCACTGTCGACCCGGTGGTGCGAGCGGAGATTGCGAAGCGTGAGCAGGATGTAGCCCGCTTCGTAGGGGAAGCAACTCCCGCGATCAACATTGCCAAGGCGGTGACGAAGACCTTTGAGCCATACCTGCCAATGCTGCAGCGCTATGGCATCGACCCAATAGTACACATTTCAAGGTTACTGGAGGGGCATACGCTACTGCTCTTCGGGGACCCACAGACTAAAGCTCAAATGGCTCGGAATCTGATCCAAAGTGCCGGGATTGACATCCAAGCGCTTGCATCAGACCCCAACTCCACAGCGCAAGCGAATAACCAACAGCTTGGTTATATCCGCGCGCTGGAGGAGCGTTTGGCCCGCATGGAGACTGGGGTGACTGGCGTTACCTCTACGATCCAGGAAGCGAGAGAAGCCGAACTCTCGCAAGGGATAACGGCCTTTGCAAGTGATACCGAGAACCACCCGTTCTTCTGGGAAGTCGCCAATACTGGTGAGATAAAGGCTCTCATTGATAGTGGCGCAGCTCGGACACTGAGTGACGCATATGAGCTTGCAGTGCTGAAGAATCCAGTCACGCGGGCCAAGCAGCTCGCACTGGATTCCAAGAGGCAGGCCGAGGCGGCAGCAACGGCGAACGCAGCGAAGTCTGCTGCGGCGCGGAAGGCTACGAGCGCGAACGTCAAGTCAAGAGGAAGCGGGCGCCTAGCGCCGGCGGAAGAAACCATCGACGAGACGCTTCGCACTACCTTGAGCGACATTCACGCAAGAGCACCCCACTGAGGACCAAATGGCAAGCCCAAACGCAACCTTCACGGAACTGGTCAGCACGACCTTCCGGCGGCACGGAAAGAAGTTCATCGACAATGTGTCGAAGAACAACGCTTTCCTGGCCTGGATTACTCGGAACAACGAGATCACGACTGTGGCTGGGGGGCTTACGATCGTCAAGCCCCTCGACTACAACAGCAACAGTACCTATCAACGGTACAGCGGGTATGATGTGCTGAACGTGGCGCAGAGCGACGTGCTGACAAGCGCGGAGTACCCGTGGCGCCAGATCGCGATCAACGTCGTCGCCAGCGGCCTGGAAATGCGCATCAACAAGGGCGACACGCAGATCATCGCGCTGGTGAAGTCCCGGATCAAGAACGCGATTCGGACGTTCAAGAACAACTTCAGCGTCGACCTCTACTCCGACGGCACGCTGCCGAATCAGATCACCGGGCTGCAGGCGCTGGTGGCGGACGCCGGGACTGGAACGGTGGGCGGGATCGATAGCGGCACGTGGCCATTCTGGGCGAACACGGTGCAGAGCGCTGCGGCGCCGTTGCAGGGTGGTGGCGCGATCGTGCCAAGTGGGACAACGATGGAGTCGTTAATGCTGCCCCTGTGGCTGCAACAAGTCCGGGGGGACGACAAGCCCAACTTGATCGTCGCGTCGAACGACTACTACACGTTCTACGAGCAGTCGCAGACGAGCATCAAGCGCTATACCGGCGACAACCCACATAACCAGGCGACTGGGGGATTCCTCTCCCTGAAATACAAGTCCGCCGATGTTGTGTTCGACGGCGGGAGTGGGATCCCAGCAGCGCACATGTACTTCCTCAACACGGACTACTTCGATCTGACCGTGCATGAGGATGCGAACATGACGGTGCTGGATCAGGTCCATCCGTTCAACCAAGATGCAGCGGTCATCCCGGTGCTCTGGATGGGCAATACCACGCTGTCCAATCGGCGCCTGCAAGGAGTGCTCAAGGCGTAACATAACGGGGGCCGGATACAGAGCGATATCGTGATCCACAATCCCCGGCCGCTTTAGCGGAACGTATTTCTTAAGGAGCTTGAAATGCCTGGATACGCACCAGTTCATCCCCTTGCAGGAATGGGGCCGGTCACAGATATCATGGTGCCCGACACCACGCAGAAGTTTCAGGCGGGGACGGTGATCGACGCAGTAGATCCGTACTTTGGGTTCGGGCGGTTCGTGTACCTGCAGGCTGGGGCAGCATACGACCCCGGCGTGCTGGTCACAGTTGTGGACCAAACGTTTCTGACGGCAGTGCTCGCGACGACGGCGAACCTGGGGACGAGCTTCTATGTCGTCCGCCAAGTTATGTCGGCGGTCAACGTGTGGGGCTGGTTCCAGTTCGAGGGGATCTGCCCAGTGCGCGTGGACACCGGCGTGGCCGCGGGCGCTGCAATCGGGATCGGCACGACGGCAGGCCGGGCGACCACGAACGCAGCGGGCAAGCAACTGCTCGGCGTGCGCGTGCTGCAGCCGGCGACGTTCACGCTCACGAAGACGGGTACGACTTACAACGGGACCAAGTTCATCGACGTGAGTAACGTGGATGGGCTGTTCAAGGGCCTGGCGGTGAGCGGCACGGGGGTGGCAGCGGGAACGGTTGTTACGCTGGATCCTGGCGGGACGCGCATCGCAGTGAGCGCGAACTCAACAGCCAGTGGCACGGTCACGGTGACGTTTACCTGGACTGGGTACAACATGCTGATGATTCAGAATCCGCTCACGCAAGGGGCTATTACCTAGCCTTCGACGCAGGCGGTAAGTTTCGGGCTGTGAGGGCCAAGGGGCGGCGCCCGAAAGACCGTCCCATAACGAAGGAGTAGATGAGATGAATGATAGAGAGCTGGACAAAGCGATTGCCGAGAGGTCTTATCCGAAGGTGACTAAGGAGGGAATCGAGGCGAAGGTGGAGAGAGTAAGTTACATGGTGCTGCCGGATAGCACTGTGACGATTTGTAACTTGCTGCTGAAGAACGGGTTTAGCGTCAGGGGTGAGTCAGCCTGCGTCGATCCACGGAACTTTAACATGGAGATCGGGCAGCAGCTGGCGTATCGAGACGCCTTCTCGAAGATGTGGCAGCTGGAGGGGTATTTGCTGGCTGAGAAGCGTAACTCTCCGACGTAGGCGGTAAGTCTCTGGCTGCGGAGCGGCGCCATTAAGTCCGCTCCGATTGACTGGGGAATAGAATGAAGCTTAGACGAAACCTGGTGGCTTTGGCGATGGCAGCGCTCGCGGGCAGTGCGCAAGCGAGTTTGTGTGTGCTCGGGACGGTGGATTCGACCTGCACGTTCAGCACGGATACGAGCGGGGGCACGACGCTTTACACGAACCCGAGCAACCTGAGTAACATCGGGTCCGGGGAGATCAATCCGTTCCTGGGCACGCAGGTTGGCGGGAACGGGGGCACGGAGTTTGGGGTCAATACAGACCAGGCGAGTGTGAACCTGCTGCCGCTGGATGACAAGCGGGACAATGCAAATACCTTCACCGAGACGATGAGTCTGGATCAACTCGGCTTCGTGACGATCGGGGGAGTGGATTACTTCGATTTCTTCCTCGATATTAACGAGCCGAACAACGATCCGGCGAGGTTCCTGTCAATTGACAGGCTGGCGATCTTCGGTCAGACCGGTGCAACGCCGGGAGCGGCAGTGGATCTGAACAGCACCAACATCACGTCGCTGGCGGACGTCGATGTGTTTCCGAATCTGGACATCGTCTACAGGTTGGGGATCACCAACAGCTTGATCCTGGACTACAGCCTGTTCGCGGGCAGTGGCCTCGGCTACGACCTCTCGTTATTGATTCCGACTAGCCTGTTCAGCAGTCTCGACCCGAACAGCCGCATCGTGTTCGCCGTGCAGTATGGCGGTGCGGACTTCGCCGGGGCACTGGCGCAGGATGGGTTCGAGGAGTGGGCATTTCTGCCCGGTGCAGGCCCGCGAGCCGTTCCCGAGCCAGGTTCGCTAGCACTGCTTGGTTCTGGCCTGATTGGCTTTGGCTTGATTCGGCGCAAGCGTAGTTGATATTCTCCCCGAGGGGCTCTTACCCTCCCCCTCGGGGACCTTTTTAGGAGCAGGGCATGGAACAAGTGCAACCGTTTATCGGAATTCAGGCTCCACGGATTCCGTTTATTCGCTTTGAGCAGCGGCCGGTGGAAAAGAGGACGGAAACCGGGGAACTGCGGTACGAGGACACGGACTTTGCGCTCATAACGGCGCAAGGAAGCAAGGACACGACGGAGAAGATCTGGAAGGAATGGATTCCCCAGATCAAGCGGGCAGCCGCGGACGGAATGTACCCGCCAGGCTGGATTCCCCGCTTCGAGGAGATGTACAAGATCTGGAAAGAGACGAACGCGGATCCTGTGATGGGGACGCCGGTGAAGAACTGGCCGGCGATCAGTCCCGCGGAGTGCAAGATCCTGCTGTTTGCGGGGGTACGGAGCATCGAAGATCTGGCGGAGGCGAACGAGGAGTGGATGGGCAAGATTGGGATGGGGGCCAGGCGGTTGAAGCAGCTCGCAATTGACTGGATTTCGGCGAACCAGGCCCAGGGACCCCTCGTGGCGCAGTTGGACACCCTGCGGCAGACAGTTGAGGCGCAGGGACAGCAAATTAAGGCCCTGATGGAAGCGAACGCGAGCCTGGCGCGAGAGGCAACGGAGGCCAAGCAAGCGAGCGTGGGCTCGAGGTTTCCAGTCGGCATGCCCTCCCCCGAGGATCGGCTGGCGGACGTTCGGGACAGCAGCAACGCGGATGAGGCTGAAGCCCTCGACGACATACTGAAGAGCTGACATGGCCGAGAAAAACCTTCTCCAGATCGTGCAGGACTTTTGCAAGCGGGTGGGGTTGCCTGTTCCCCCGGTTGCCGCGGGCTCTGGAGACGACACTACGGTGCAGGTTGTAGCCCTCCTGAATGAGGGTATCCAGGAGATCTGTGATAGGTACGCGCTGCAGCAGTTAATGACCCGCTGGAACTTCACCCATGCAAATGGCACAGATTTCCTGGCGCTGGATCTAAAGGCTGGGGCCTCAGACTGGAAGTACAACGCTCCGCTCACGATCTGGAATACGGCGACCCGGCTGCCTCTGCGAGGACCGGCGACTATTCAAGAGTGGCAGCAGATCATCGTGATGACGGTGGCTCCAGCCGTCTACACCTACACCCTATACGGGGATGCGATAAGGATTTATCCGGTTCCGGGAGATATTCCTGGAACTGTCTTCTCCTTTTTCTACCAGTCCAAGTGCGGAGTCACCGACGGATCTGCCCTGTTCGAGACCTACGAAGAGGACAGTTACACCCCCCGGCTCCCTACTTACCTGATTGAGGCGGACCTCAAGTGGCGGTGGAAAAAGGAAAAGGGACTGCCTTATGCTGAGGACTTTCGCACCTGTGAATCCATGCTGGTGGACGCAGTAGGACGGACGCCGAATCCAGTACTGAATCTTGATTCCGGGGATAAACAGTACCTGCCGGGGATCTTCGTGTCGCCAGGTAGCTGGAATCTCTAATGCGGCAGCCTACACAGGACTCCATCCCCCGCGACCGCGGAGGGACTAGCCATGCCACGCATGCCGGCGCTCCCGTTGGAGGACTGAATACCCGCGACTCAGTCGTCCATATGGACGCCCGCGATGCACTGGTGCTGGATAACTGGTTCCCGCAGGCCAGTGAGGTGTGGCAGCGAGGTGGATATACTTCCTTTGCTACGGGCATGACCGGGATTATTAAGGCGCTGGCTAGCTACAACGTACCTAGCGGAGCGGATCAGTTTCTCGCGTTCACCGACGCGGGAGCTTATGATATTACCGCCGGTGGTGCTATCGGCGGGATTATGACGGGAAGTGCCCTCACTAATGGTTATGTTCAGACACTGAACTTCACCAACAGCGCCGGGGATTCATTTCTATGGATCTGTAATGGGGTTGACACGCCCAAGTACTATGATGGAGCAGCATGGACACCTGCGGCAATAACTGGCCTTATTGCTGCTGATATAGTCCAGTCCTGGATATTCAAGCATCGAATCTGGTTCATCGAACAGAATACGATGAACGCCTGGTACCTGCCGATTGACTCAATTCAGGGCGAAGCGACGCAGTACCCGATGGGGAACTTGTTCCGTCGGGGTGGATATCTGGTAGCGGGAACGAACTGGACCCTCGATGGAGGCGATGGACCGGATGATGCGCTGGTGCTGATTACCAGCGAGGGGGAATTAGCCGTGTTTCAAGGCACGGACCCCAATAGCGCATCAGCATGGGCCCTATCTGGAATCTTCTATGTTGGGAAACCCGCCGGTAGGAAGTGCTTCTTCAAGCTCGGGGGAGACGTCGGGCTGATCACGGAAAGTGGTATTTATCCGCTGTCGCGGGCCTTGCAGCTCGGGTCGATGAACTTCGCTGCAGCACTGAGTAACAAGATTCAGCCCAGTGTGTCGGCGGCGGTGGCTATCAGTGGACCATATGCGAAGGGATATGAAGGCTGCGTGTATCCCAAGACAAATGCGCTGATCGTGAACATGCCAAACGTAGCGACTGGTAAGGCTACCCAGTTCGTTATGAACACGATTACCGGCCAGTGGTGTACGTTCTCCGGGTGGAGTGCTACCTGCTTCGAAGTCTTTCAGGGACAGCTATACTTCGGTGATGCCACTGGGGCAGTACAAAAGGCTTGGACAGGGGTAAGCGACGCTGGCGCGGCAATTACTGCTACCGTATATCAAGCCTACCAGTACTTTGGCTCCTCAGCGCGGATGAAGAAGGTAAGGTTACTGCGATTCCTGATGGAATACGATGGTTCGCTGGACATAAAGTGGGCTATCTCCGCGGATTACAGTAACGTAAACATAAACTCCTTTTCCCCAGGTGGGGGAAGCCCCTCCTGTGCGGTTTGGGACGTGTCGGACTGGGATACCAGCTGGTGGTGCCTGGATGTGAACAGGAAAAAGCAGTGGCGAGCAGCCTTTCATACCCCGGGCTACGCATTGAGCCTGCGTATGATTACCTCTGGCCTTACCAGTGATCCAGTAAAGTGGGCAGGAACGGACTTTATCGTTGATCCGGCGGGGATGATGTGATAGCACCACTGCTTCCCCTCGAAGTGACCCTGGCTGAACCAGGTCTTCCCCCGGGGCGAGCTGCTATCCTGCGACTTGAGAATGAGATCACGAAGTTACCTCAAGCAGAGTGCCCCATTAGGCATTTCTTCGCCAAAGGAGTGTTTGTCCGCGAGATTACTATTCCCAAGGGAGTAGTTCTAACCGGCTGCATCCATATGTTCGAGTGTGTTAGTACCTTGGCAAAGGGCAGCATTGTAGTAACGCAGGGAACAGAGGTAGTGCAGCTAACTGCTCCCTTCACAGGTTTCTACGATGCTGGAACAAAGAAGGCAATTTATGCGGTGGAAGAATCAGTGTGGATGGATGCCTACGCTAATCCTGATGATGAACGGGATATAGAGGTGCTGGAGGCTCGTTACACGGCGAGTTCCCACCAAGAATTCCTTCATAGAGTACAACCATTACTGGAAAAATCATGGTCTGGGCCGTAACTGCAGCTGTCATTGGCGTAGCTGGGAGTGCCTATATAAACAGCCGAAACCAGTCTAACCTGAATCAGGCTGCCCAGACCCAGGGACAGCAAAACCTGGAAACTGCGCGACAGCAGAACCTGCTGAATAACCCGAACGTCACAGGACCGTATGGAAGTCAGTCCTGGACGATAGGGCCGGATGGTAGGCCGTCGCTGACGCAAACGCTCAGTCCCGACGAACAGTGGGCGTATAACCAGAATAACGCTCTGCGGAGTGCTACTAACAGCCGGCTAATGGAGTCCTTCCCGAATCTAACGGCGGGACTGTCTCAGCCTTTTGGCATTCCTGGCAGCCCAATGATGGGGCTGGACGCTAACTATGCTCCCCAACCGGGAGATATACAGCGAGACCCGAGACTGGGCCAAGCCGGGCCGATTCAATCCGGGCTAGACTTCAGTGGAGCACCGGGAATGCCTGTAGCAAGCGATGCTACTCGACAGGCAGTAGCGGATGCGGTTTACCGGCAGGGAGCGAGATATCTGGATCCACAATTCCATGAGCAGCAAGATGCCATGACCACGGCACTGGCGAACCAGGGGATCACGCAGGGAAGCGTGGGGGCGCAGCGCGCGCAGGATGCCTACGATAGGTCGAGGACGCTGGCGTATGGGGACCTGGGCGACCGCGCTACGCAGCAGGGTATAGCCGCGATGAACACGCTCTTCAGTGAGCAGATGGCTGCAAGGCAGCAGGGAGTTAATGAGACCACAGCGCAGGGGCAGTTTGGAAATGCTGCACAGTTGCAGGGAGTTAATGAACTGCTCGCTTCGATGCAGGCGAGGAATACGGCAGCCACAACCGGGGCAAACATTGCAAATCTGTCTACGGGGGCGTATAATGCTGCCCGGCAGCAAGCTTACAATGAAAAGATGACTAATGTGACCACGCCGATTAACCTGTATAACTCGCTGAGAACGGGGTCGCAGGTCAACAACCCTGCATTTCCAACAATGACTCCTACCTCTATAACCCCGCCTCCAACGCTTGCGGGAGCCCAAGGGCAAGCGCAGATCAATGCTGCGAATATTAGCAGTTACAATCAGCTCCTTGGTGGAGGTATGAATGCGTTTTCCAACTACTTTGGCCAGCCGCACAACCCGACGATGTTCTCACAGCCGGCGGCGCCAATTACTGATTACAGTACGCCAGCAGAAGGATGATAGATCATGGCTGATCCATCAGTTGCACTGAACGCAGGGATCCTCCCTCCCACGGGTCTTCCCCCGGAGCTGGCAACTCAGCTCTCGCAACTGCAGATCCGTCAGCAGCTCGCGGAGGCGTTGCTGGCGAAGAGCCTGCAGGACGTGCCATCGACAACGGCGGGGCCCTCCGGGAACCCCTATGCGCATGATACAGTCAACATCGGGGGGATGCTGAATCGGATGATCAACGCCAGGACGGGGAGGGAGCAGCTGGATCAGATCATGCCGCAGGAGATGGGACTCGCGCAGCAGGGTGAAGCAATTCGGCAGCAGGACCTAGCGGGGGCGTTGCAACAGGCCTTGGGTGGGCAAACTGCTGGACCCTACGAGGGCGGGTCGATTATGAAAAAGCCTGACCTCGCGGGGGCTGTTGCTCGAGCCCAGTTGAGTTCTCACCCCGCCGTGCAGGCTTGGGGGCAGGGAATGCAGAAGTCTCTGCTCGAAGCACAAATGAAGATGCTGGCGACCCCGGAGGTGGCGGCATCGGCATCTAGATATAATACCCCGGGGTCTGTTGGTAACTCCGTTACTCCTATGACTGGGGGCTTTCCCATAGGAAACACGTTTAATCCCGGCTTGTGGGATCCAAAGGCGCTTCATGTGGGGGGCCCAGGAGGAGCACAGGGAACGATAGCTCCAATAGTAGGGGCTCAAGTTCAACCAGCGGGAGTACTCAGAGCAGCCGAGCCGGGGCTTATTCCCTCAGCTGAAGGTGATGTTGGTGCTACCCTTTCGCGAGACCCCACAGGGAAGATCTCGGTTCTTCCAACTGCAGCAACAGAGGGTAGCAAGCAGCTAACAAAGGATATTCAAGAGAAGCTCTCCACCGGCCGGGATGATGCGATTAACTTCGTTTCAACTGAGCCGAAGTTGGTTGAGGCACTGAAGCTGCTCCAGAACGCTGACCTGGGAGCCGGTGGGAAGAACATTACCCAGGCTCGTCAGTGGATGGTCACAATGGGAGTTGATCCCGACGTAGCTAACAAGGTGAGCGATACCCAGACCTACGTCAAGACCATGATGAGCCCGGCGGTGACAGCTGCCAGGAAATTCAATTCCCGTGCCACGCAGATGGAGTTTGTGCAGTTCATGCTTGCCTTTGCCGCGGATCAAGGGATTAGCAAGGGAGCTGCGCAGAACATCATCACGCAGATGCTGCTGAACGGCCACAACGACTACGCGCAGCACACGAAGGATATTGAGCAGTGGAAGGGGATTCCCGGGGCGAATACAAAGCAGTTTCTCGTTCCCAACTTCCCAACGCTCAAGAGTACTGCGGAGCGCATGATGGCAACTGGGACACCAACGGATATAAGTGTACTCCCAGACACTGGGATGGCAACGGACACCCTGGCAACCAAGCGACCAACCGGTGGAGGCCCTATATCGGGAGGTAAATACCCGACCCCTAAGCCCCAGGCAATTCAGGACTTGAAGGCTAATCCTGCCTTGGCCGCGGAGTTCGATGCCAAGTATGGAGTTGGAGCTGCAGCCTCTTACGGGGTGAAGTAATGGCGATTCCCCTGCAATATAGTCCCGAGGAAATGGCAGCATTTAATGCTGCTAGAGATAAACTGAGGGCGGAGGAAGCGGCTGGTGCCCCGGGGACGTACAATGCTCCAGGAGAAGGTCCAGTTCCCGTTGCTGCGAAGGGGAACTACTTCGATAAGTATGATGAGCCTACTGTGCCAGCGCCTCCTCCTGAACCAGCTGGCCTCGGGAAGAACTACTTCGACAAGTACGACGAGCCGAAGAAGACGCTGGGGGATTATCTGCAGGCTGGGACCGTCCGCGCAGCCAAGGACTTTGGCTCTATAGTGACAGGGGGAATAAAGGCAGGACAGAGTCTCCTGGGAATGCCTGGGGACGTAGACGCCTTTCTAAAGGGCATTGGTGCTCCGCCTATATTTGGAGGTGGGCACTACCCGACGACGGAGGAACTGGGAGATATCGTCAGCAATGCAACGGGAACAAGCTTGGCTAAGCCAAGCACTGTAGAGGGGCAATTCCTGGAGCCCATGACGCAGGGAGCTGTTAGTATGCTCTCGGGGAACCCACTGGTGGCAGGGGTGGGAGCGGCGGCAGGAGGAGCAGGGGAGCTGGCCTCTCGCTTCCTCGATATGGGAGCAGGAGGAGATAAGTCAGTACCAAGGAGCCTCGGAGAGTTGGCTGTAATTGCTCCATTTGCAGCAGCCAGTGCCTTCCGGCCGGGGAACGTGCGGGCCTTGCAGCCCGTACTGAAGACTTTGGGTCCGACGAAGGAGGCTGTATTAGCCGCGATCGACAGGGCAGCTAATAGAGCTGATGTAGCGGCGACTACGCTGAGTATGCCCCACACGAGCCTCTGGTCACAGATTCCAGAACTCGCGCCGGAGGTGAAGAGTCTCCGGGGAACCCTCGCGGGTCAGCCTCTGAATGAACAAGCCGCAATGGAGTTGGAGGCTATCAAGCGAGAGGTTCCTCCAAGCCGGCTCTCAAGTCTAACCCCTCAATGGAGTGACACCTTCGGGTATACAGATCCTAAAATGGCACTTGGTAATATCGTTGCGATGACCAAGAAGACGGCCGCTCCACGCACTACAAACCTTTCTTCAGACCTAAGTAACAACATCGTCGGGAAGATAGTAGGGATGATTAACCCACTTGACTGGCCCAGGAAAGGGGGAGAGGCGATATCAGGGGCTGTCTCGCGGGGAAATATAGAGGACCTAGTTAGTTCCCTGGTATCCCCCGGGGCGGCCAGTGGGTTAAAGGCTATTGTAAACTACAGCCCAGGGGTCAATTTCGCTAAGATGCTTGCGAAGAGCCTACTTCGGATGCAGGGAATGTCGGGGCCTCCAGCATCGCCCATGATCGGCGGAAATCAGCTACAATAACAGGATCGCGATAACCCCCTATATCAGGAACCATATATCATGCCAGGTTGGAACGGTGCCGGAGTATTCGTACTGCCCTACTCGATGGTCGCGGAGGCAGCCGCGGGGGTGAAGATCCTTGCGAGCCACCAGGATGTGCAGTGGACTGCTGTGAAGGAGGGGCTCGAGAACTGTCAGACCCGCGATGGGCAGAACAGCCCGAGCGCAGACATTAGCTGGGCGGGGAACAAGATCACGAACTTGGACACACCTACAAGTGGCACGGACGCCGCGAATAAGACTTATGTAGACAGTCGCATAAATGTTCCCTGGATCACGGAAGCTAATGCGGTAATCCGCATTACGAATAACTCCCTGCGGGTAGTTGGGGGTAATTATACAGCAACCTACACGATAGGGCGTCGAGTTAAGATCACTCATAACGCCGGGGCTACAGTTAGTTACGCTACTGTCTTCGCCTCGATATTCCCAGGAACAGGAGGCTTTACATCGGATACAGTCCTGGGATTGGCAATAGACGGTGGGGTAGCGTTGGTAGCTCCAATAACAGTGTTGGAGTATGCACAGCTCGAGTACTTAAACCCTTCGTATCTCGATCCCAGGTCAGTTGTACTTGCGTTTACCTCAGCAACTGCTACCTACGGTGCTGCCCCCAGCCTCACGAAGATTACCTTCGATTCCAAGTCCTGGGACACGAACTCAGAGTACTCACTGGTTACATACAGGTTCGTGACGCGCTACCCCGGGTACTACACTGTGGGGGCTAATCTGAACCTTGTCGCTACCAGTGGAGGTAACGCACGTATCCACATTTACAGAAATGGGACAACGGAGGTTAACTTCCCCTTCATTCTCACCGCGAGCACGTTTGGGCAGACGAAGCAAGCCTCCATTCCCATGCTCCTTGATTATGATGACAACCTCGAGATCTACTTTGAGAGCACGGTTAACTGTGACATTGTTGGCGATGCGTCGAAGCCTTTCTCGAACTTCAGCGTCGTGCGGATTCCGTGATAACTCCTACTATTACCCAGTTAGTCGCTACCCAGTTCCTCACGAACGCGGCCGCGACTTACTACACAATGGTAGGAATGCCGAATGATAAGGCAGTTATCAACGTAATTGTGTTTTGTAATACGACTGCGGGGCCGGTTACAGTGACCGTGCACAACGTGCCCCCAGGGGGGTCTGCGAGCGCAGGGAATAAGATATTTGGAGGGCCGGCTATTCCGGCGAATACAACTTGGGTTGGAAGGTATCCCGATGATGGGCTCTGCGTGATTCCATCCGGCGGGACCCTGCAGGCGCTCGCGGGAGCGAACACTTCCATTACGCTGACGGTTAGTGGCAGAGAGTATCACTAGTGGCTGTTGATACAACTACTGTTACCCCTAGTGGCCTGGACGTCTACCCGCCGATCATTGCCGGTGGAGGCGGGGGAGGGGGCGCAGTCAACTCCGTTACTCCTGGTGATGAAACCATCATCATTGAGGGAACACCAACTGACCCCACGGTAAGGAATAACACCACCGATATTCTCGAGACTTCAGTAAACGTAGTTCCTGGCCTGTGGGTCAACGTGTATGACTCCGCGGGTACACCAAAGATTAGACTTGCAGATGCTTCCCTTGGGCAGGGGTATCAATGTGATGGCTTCGTAGTAGACACTGTGTTAGCTGGCAACACAGTTAAGATCTACACCGATGGCATGAACACGCACGTCAGTGGAATGGTGGCGAGCGAGGTTTGGTTGGGCAATGCGGGACTGGGCACGAACACCCCGCCAACGACAGTAGGGTACATCTCCCAGCAGATCGGTATTGCCACTTCCGCAACCGAGGTCGCCTTCGAGCCACAGCCAGACATTCTCATTGCTGCTCCTGGCTCGGCAGGAAATAATGGCTCTAGCATCTCCATCGAGATCACTACCACCCAGAACATTACCATCAGCAACGTGGTGGGGGCTGGTTGGATCACGATGGTAGGAGCAGGCGGCGGTGGGAAGTCGTCGGCGGCAGCTGCTGTCCCAGGTGGTGGTGGGGGTGGAGCGGGGGAGTACTGCCAGAACTTCATGATCCCCTTCACGCCGGGGGAGACGATTACAGTTAACATTGGTGCCAAGGGTGTTGGTGGCACCGCGGGGGCTGCAGGTACGGATGGAGGCTCAACCAGCATTGTGTGTGCTGCAGGCACGTTCCTGGTACTTGGTGGTAAGGGGGCGACAGTTGGTACGGGGGGTGCAGGCGGCGGAGTTAGTGGTGGTACAGGTGGTGCAGCAGGAAACCCTGGTGGTACAGGGCGTCTTGGCGCGGCCGAGTCCCCCGTTCACTTCGGGGGATCGTCCGGTGGGGGTGCGGGGACTGTTGCGAACAGTACTTGCGGTACTGGTGGTGGAGCACCGGGGAGGTTGACAGGTGGTGCGGCAGGGGTGATAAACGTCTCCGCTGCACCAGGGGGAGGCGGTGCGGCCTCGGTATGGGGAAATGGAGGTGCAGGAGGAACGACGAATGCTCCTGGGGTGAGTGCAGCAGCCACCGCATATGGTGCTGGTGGTGGTGGAGCCGGCGGGAATACTGGCGCTTCGCAAGCCGGCGGAGATGGTGCGCCGGGATACTGTCTGATAATGTATGTCGCTTAGATCAGCCGTCTTTAGAACACAGGGCTACTGGGTTTGCCCAGCAAGTGTCAGTGCCATTTGGGTTAACGGATCTGGACCTGGCGGGGGAGGAGACGCGAGCTTGCAGTTCCAAGCAGCCAAGGGAGCAGGTGGCTCTGGAGAGTTCTGGTTGGGCTTTCCGATGGCAGTGGTTGCGGGGGCTACCTACTTTGTTGATCCAGGGTCCCCTGGAACTGGAAATACAAAGATTGCTCCAGCCACCTCAGCCGCGGGTATTCCAGCTATCGCAGTAGCATTCAACAACTACGCTGTATTACCAGGAAATACCTGTGCAGCTGGAGCTGGTGCAACGCAAGGCGGAGATGGTGGAGGTCCAGGTGGGAGCCTGCGGGGTGGAGGAGGAGGAGCACATACTGTTACACCTGGTACACAGGAAGGTCCCTGCTCCTATGGGGGATCAGGAGGTGGGATTGGTGGTGCTTGGACCGGCGGTATGCAGATAGGACAGTACCAGACACCTTCGGGCGGTGACGCAACCTATGGCGGGACTGGTGGAAGTGGGCCGTTCGGAGCAGGGGGAATTGGAAATAACGTGCAGGGCGTTGTCGCGGCTGGCGGGGCCTATGGAGCGGGGGGTGCTGGCGGGGTACAGGGTTCCCCCAGCCTCATCGACGCTGGAGGCCTTGGTGGTGGTGGGCTGATGATGCTCTTCTGGATAGAGCACTGATGACCACCAGAAACCCTCTCGTCCGCGTTACAGGGAAGATAGTTGAGCTTCCTGCCGGTGACAGCATCGCGGGTGCGCAGTCAGGGAGCACAGGTAGTACTGGTCCCACAGGACCGAGTGGAACGAATGGAGCGAATGCCTCTCAGTACACTACGAACATCGGCGACGGGGCAAGCACTGTCATCGCCGTCGTTCACAACTTGGGTACGAAGAATGTTACAGTCACTGTTATCAAGAACTCCGACGACAGTGTGCTCAACGATCCCACCTGGGTCGCAACCGACGTTAACACAGTCACCTTTACCTTCAGCGGAGCGCCGACGAGCGGTCAGTACCGAGTTATCATCTTGGCTGGTAACTCCACCACCGGCGCACCTCCACCGCCAACTCTCGATCTTTACTTCATATAATGCCAGCCAATACATCCCCCATTTACTGTAACGTACCAGCTAACATCTGGGGCGTCCTGACCACAGCGAACACGGCCAAGGATGGGACGGGAACAGTTGTCACGATCTTCACCGCCGGGAGCAATGGCTCGCGGGTGGAGCAAGTACGCTGGGTAGCACAGGGATCAAATACCGCCAGCGTGGGCCGTCTCTTCATCAACAACGGCAGCACTAATACGACCGCGGGGAACAACAGTTACCTCTGCTCCATTGCTCTGCCCACAGTGGTGAACACCGAGGTGGCTGCGCTCGCGGATCAGATCATGGCGATGTATCCCTATCCCTTCCCGTTGGCACTCAAAGCTGGGTTTAAACTCTTGGCAACGATTGGCACCACGGTCGCTGCTGGTTGGGCCGTGACTGCACTTGGAGGAGATTACTGATGTACCGTGTAACTGACATGGGGGGCTTCCCCGAGTCAGGGATTGTTCCGCGCGTCAACTTGGCAGGAGGTGTAACGAGCTTCCCGGGAATGAGCTGGTACAATACCCAGTTCAAGAAGCCTCACCCTTCCATGTTCAACACGGTGATAAACACCTTTACCTCGGTTGCAGACGCCGCGGACAGGATGGTAGTTTCTATGCCGGCGGCTGCCACTGGGGGCGCCTCCTATCTTCGTGCCCTGTTAATGCCGGTCATTGGAGCGCCTTATACCTGCGATGCATTTATCTGCCATGACGGAGCGCCTACCGGCACGGGAAGTATGGTAGCCGGTATAATAGTAAGTGATGGCACGAAGTATGAATCCTTTTACCCTGGTGCTAGCAACAACTTACTCAGACTCTTTGCTGACACCTACACTACCACATCCTCAGTAGGTTCCGTCAACATCCTTAACATCACCTTTGGTGGCAATATGGCTATGTATGGTCTCAGGATGGCTGATGATGGAACAAATAGGACCTTTCAAATTTCTTCCAATGGAAGGGACTGGTCAACAGTTCTAAGCAGAGCAAGCGCCGTTTTCCTCACTGCTACCCAGATTGGGTTATCGTTTCTCTGTACCTTGAATTCAACAAAGTATTCAATATATCACTTCGATTTGAGAAGTGGTGTTGCAGGAGATACACCATGACCACCTCCAAACTACCAGCTGAATCCAATCGCCCAACTGTGCTTAATCCGCAGGATAAGAACAAGGATCGCGGGAAGCATGAGACGCAGAAGCGCATTGCCATCCTCGGTGCACTGGCGAAGTCAATGGTAAAGTCCAACGCGAGGGTGTAGGCTGCACGCTTGCCAAAACGTCCAATTTATGTTAGGCTAAATCATGGCAGAGATACTCCCCGACCTTCTATCCGCATTCGACGCGAGGAAGCGAGCGGTGGTGAAACAACTCGCGTCGGCCCTCGCTGATCCCAGTGGGGCGATGACACAACTGCTGGCCCAGCGCCAGGAGGATGTCGGGAGCAGGAATGCGGCTACCCGGGATGCCCTTGCCGGTGGGGACTGGGCAGGGGTCACGGCGCAGGCGAATCAGGGAATTGCTCCGGCTCCCATTCCAGTCGCAGGTGGCGTCCCCGGGCTGGCAGCTTACCAGCTCCCGGTCTACCGGCGACTGTTAGCAGCAACGGGCGACCACGAGCTGGCTCTCCAGCAAACCCTCAAGATGACGAACCTGATGTCAGATGTGCCAGGATCGACAGCAGGTTTAATCAAACCTCCTGGCTCACTGTAGAGGAGATGCAATGGCACTGAAACCAACACCGCCGGGGGCGACTGGAGTGGGAACCAACCAGCCTACTCGGGGGGCTGGACTGACCGACGAGGAAGAACAGGAACAGAAGTTCCTCGCGGAGAAGCTGAAGGAGGAAGAAGCAAAGGAAAGAGCCGACGAGAAGGCCGTTGGCACTCCGGCAACTTCCTTCTCGATTACGAATAGCGGGACGGATGATCTGGATCTGTACCAGCTGGCAGTCGGCCCGGATGGCATGATTGTGCAGCGGTACATGGGGCGGGTGAAGCCGCGGGGGGTCCTGGCAATCGACTCTCCGATCAATGCGCTGCGATTCAAGGCGCCAGATCCCGCGGCGGCGAACCCCGCGCAGGTGATCCACGGGTTTCCTGCTTGACGTGCGCTTCGTTGCAGCCCTGGCGGGCTTAATCCTCTGGGGCTGCACGAGCGTCTATGTACAGACAGGAAATGGGACGATTGACGCATCAACTGACGTAGAGCGGAGTGTGAAGGGGAAGAGCAGTACAGTCGAGCAACCCAGGAAAGAGAAGGAACAGCCATGACAATGAAGCCAATTGCTGGACTGCTGTACCAAGGGTACCAGTGTAGCTATGATGATGGCCAGGGGACGACGGAGCCTCCAGTGCAACCCCCAACGGGTACACCTGCACCCGGTGCGGGACCGAACAGCGTGAAGTACGACACAGTAGCAAATGCGTCGGACGATAACTACTGGATTAACAAGAAGCTAGGCGACTACCGAAGCGACCTCTCGAGCCTGCCGGGATCGCACCAGCTCTATTACGACATCTTGGTCAATGCCTATGGCAAGCGGTACTCGGATGCTGTACCGAGTCCGCCGGGGTATGCCAAGGATGACAAGATGAAGCTGCACATTAGCAACCTCATCAACTACGCCAGCTACAACGGCGGAGGCTACGATCCGGCGACCTACACGGGGCGCTTGATTCCCATTTACGATCAGCTGGTGGTGGACAAGAAAGCCGGGCTGATCGGACCACCAATCTGAAAGGAACAACAATGAGCGAAATGAAGCTAGATGAAGCGGGGCAAGCCGCTGCGGTGTACCACAAGGTGGTGCTGTCCTTCGCGGTGAAGCAGGACGGCCAGCCCTTCATGGACCTGCCGGTGACGTACTACCACTGCACGGATGCGGTGCAGGCGTACATCGTCGGCATGGTGGCAGGAATGGGGGCTGCACTCGGCCCGAAGGGGAAGAAGGCGAAGGACGGTAACTTCGCGGTCGACATTACAGTGACCTCCGACGACGCGCCCGTTGCGTCGGGGAGCTGGGATGGACTGGGCCGCGAAGGCTCCCTGTTGTTCGAGAAGTATGTGCTGGAGAACTGGCTGCACATGAACCAGCAGGCGTTCGTGGCGGCAAAGGCACACGGCAAGATCTGAAGGAGCTGTAGTGGACCCCACGGTCTGGGCAACTGCAATGTACGACATGCTGTTCTGGGTGCTGGTGATCGTGGGAATTGTGATGGTTTTACTTGTCGCAGCTATGAGCTGTGGCTCTAAGGAGAACTAACGATGTATGCGTATATCAAGCACGCGGATCAAAGCCTGGAGTTCGTGGAGATCATCCCGATCGGTATTACGCCTGGGGTGCCTCCGCGTCCGACTCCAGGGCCGACGCCCCCTGGCGGTGGAGGAGGTGGGCCAGTTGATCCTGGCTACTCGCCCCCGTGGGCGCAGGTTCCGGTTGACCCTGGCTACTCTCCGCCTTGGGCACAGATACCCGTTGATCCAGGCTATTCCCCGCCTTGGGCAACACCGGGGCCTGGTGGTGGACAGCCGCCGAGTCCCGGCCCAGGCTTCAGCGCGCGGGTGTTCTTGGTCCCGCCGACCGATCCGCCGGCGACACCTCCGGAAGGCATGGCTCCGGACAGCAAGCAGGTAATGATCTGGTTTGGCCCGGGAACGAAGCCAGCAATGGCTTGGGTCGCGCCGTATGCCTCGACTGGGCCGGTCGAGCCGGGGGCAGGCGCGTAGGCTAACCAAAGCCGGGACTCGTGGGCGGCAAGCAGGAGGTCCGCAAGGTGACACCTTACCGCGGCTCGAACCGACCCCGGCTTTTCAGGAGAATGCAATGCCACTTCCTTATAACAGTGCAGTTCCCCCGCTAGCACAGTCAATGATGCAGCGTGGCGCAGGACTTGGCGGGGCGCCCAACATGAACGCTGCAATTCAGGCAAGGTTGGCTCAAGAGGCACAGCAAAATCCTGCCCTGCAAAACCCCGCCGTCATGCGGCAGGTACAGGATCGAATCGGGCAGATGCAGAATCATGCTTCACAGTTGCAGTCTCAGGGAGTACCTGCAGCGCAAGCCATGCAGCACGCCGCGCAACGGTTTACTCCACCTGGAGCAGTGGGTGCAAGTGCGGGAATGGCTAGACCCTTTGGAGCTCCTCCAGGCTTCTCGAATCCGCTGAATGGGATGTTCGGCCCGCCTCCAATGATGCCTCCCGCAGGACCTGCGCCGCAGATGGGGCAGCGCATGGCACCGCCTGCTGTGGGCCCGATGCCAGTTCAACCCCCTGTGCCTGCTCCGGGGCCGGTTGCAGCGCCTGCACCAATGCTAAGCCATAATCCCTTCTAGGAGAACGCTATGCCCAGCGTGTCGAAGAAGCAAGCTCGGTTCATGCAGGCCGCTGCGCATAATCCAGAGTTTGCGAAGAAGGCGGGGATTCCGCAGTCTGTGGCGCGGGAGTTCACTGAGGCGGACAAGGCCAAGGCGGTGCATGGTATCGCGCAGTCGATGATGAGGAGAAAGTAATGGCGCTTCCTACGATTAACTTCGGAACGAGTCGGTATGTCGCGCCTGCGGCCCCTCCCAATCCCAACACTAACGCCCTTACACAGAGTATGCTCAAGCAGAAGGCTGAGGTAGGGGGACTAAATCCGAACTTGGTAACGCCCAGCACTTTGGGAACGCAGGTCCCGCAGCCCATGCGCCAGCTGGATTACAGCAACACATCCGGGGTGGCACCTCCAAATACCTTGCCCCCGTCAGACACTACAACGCAGACTGGACAGGGAGGGGGACAATCAGCAGTGCCAGGCGCTTCCCAAGGCCAGCCAGGTCAAGCAACCGGCTTAGGTGGAAACCCTGTAGGCTCCGCGGGAGGAGCCCCAGGTGCGCCTATTCCCAAGCCTCCAGCTGGTACTATCCAGGATCCCCGCAGGCCACCCACAGGAGCAGTGGCCCCGCCTGATCCAAGCACAACCTCGTGGTGGGATCAACTGCATCAAGCCAGCGCGAATCCGCAGGGGATTAAGCCCTTGGTGGATGCTACTGGACACCCGATTCCCCAAACTCAGATCAGAATGGATGCTGCAGGGCATCCTATCAACATAGGGTCAGTGCAGTCCTACAAGAGCTCAGGACCAGACACTTGGTATGGCTCGCTGTCGGGAGCGCCACAAGCTCCCACCGGCGGGGACACGACACAGCATTTTAATACCGCGAACTCCATTGCGAGCCAATCTCAATCCCCCACAGGTCAGAAGTTCCTGGCTAACATCGGCAAGTATGGACAGTCCGCGGCGAATAACTATCTGTCAATGCCACAGTCCTTTACCGTGGCTGACTTCAACAACGTCGCCCAGTCCAACCCGACGCTGGCGGTGCAGATGCTTGGGCAAGGTGGGCAGGCAATGCAGGATGCAATAAGGAAGAACAATAACTGGACGCAGCAGCAAATGAACCAGTTTATCAATGCCTACGGCAGTGGAGCAATGCCCGGAGTGAACCAACAGAATCTTACTGCAGCAGGCTACACCGGTGGATTCGGGCCAGGGTATACACCGCCAGCCACTACACCCACTACACCTACCCCAACGCCTGCACCCCCGGGTGCCCCGGCTCCTGTGTCGCCCCCCACTACCACCGCTAGCCCCGGAGCGCAGCAAGGATTCGGATACTTCGATCCTTACTGGACCCAGTTATACGGCCAGCGCTAACCTTCCTGCGGGGTAGCGTCGGGTGGCTGGAGCGAAACCAGCATCATGGCGTTACCTTCTTGGAGTAACTGCACGTAGCCTGCATTAACGCAGCCGGCAACCACATCTGTAAAGTCCCGCATGGAAGGAAAGTAAGCGTGGATGAAGCGATATGCCTCCGCGTAGGGGACCTTGCGCTTCGAGCGGACGAAGTTCAGGAATCGATCCGTTTGCAGTGATACATCCGTCCGCCCAATCTTGCTGAAGACCGCGGGCATCCCCGCCTCCAAGTCGGTGACCATTTGTACAGCTGTTGCAAGATCTTCCACCGTGATGGTAAGTTCGTCGCGAATCGCTGCTGAGAGCACCATCGCCAGTTTATGAACATGAGTTTGCTTCCGCGCAATGTACCCCCCGAAGCGCTCATCATCCAGCCCGTTAGGCCTGTGTGTGTAGTGGTGCTTATACCACGCTTCCCCCCATGCGACTGCATCCGGGGTAAGCTTATACTCCCCAGTAAGCGAAATGGCGATATGCTCCAGGTCCTGTACCAACCTGTCCTCAATCGCCTTGAGATCCTTGGGGACGTGCAGGCCGGGGTACGCAACATACTTTGTCTTCTCCTTAACATAAATGAATATGCACCTGGAAGTGAACCCGCCGCCGATCATATACTCTGGGAAGTTGCCTGCGATCCACGCTGGAGTCGTGCAAGCCACGAGGTTGATCCAGGGATTCTCGAACTTATCGTTACCGCTCATTTTCGTGCGCTTCTCAAACGCTCCCTGCTTGCCATCCCAGAGGGTTACCAGAAGGTCAACCATGTCCTTGTCCGCCGGGTTCAGCAGATTGCCAAACTCGCTGGACTCGATCGTAATGGCACTCATGGGCATAAAGTCTTCGCCGTATGGGAACATTTCGGCAGCCTCGGTAAACGCGCCGACGAGCGCTTGCCAGGTTACAACATCTGGCCCGAAGTTTACCCCGGGAACCCGGCGAAGTAACTTCATCGCCAACCCCGCCGTGGTTGACTTCGACACAATCCCCGGTGGAGCCACCAGTACAATGTAAAAGTTAGGAAACCATTTGAAGTAGGCCTGATCTATCCAGACCTTCCGCCGGAGCGCTCCCGCAATCGCACTAACCCCAACCCAGAAGTACATATTTCTAGGTGCCTCACCGAACTGGGCGTAGTCGCAGAAAGCCTCCAGCCAATCGCTGAAGTTTCTGGCCACAGGGAAGTGCTCCTAGTTGACATTACCCTCTTCGTTGTCGAGTATAGAAATCATTTACAGTCACCCCATGATTTAGCTGATGTTTTAATGCTAAGGGGGATAACCAGTGGGTCGTCGTAGGGAACCGAAACCCGCTTGGCTATGTCCAGTATCTGTGCCTTGTACAGTACGGCGATGTTGCTGGGAAACTGCCCTGCCAGGGAATCATGCACCTGGAGTAGCACCTGAACGTCGGGAAGCTGGTGATAGACGTTCAGCCAAATCTGGTTGATGAAGTGGCCTACAGTTGACTGAGGAACCCATGCGATGGCCTCGGGAAGTTCCGCGTCGATACGATCAAAACTGTATCGCCGGAATCCAAAGCGATTGTCGACATACTTGTGTGTCTTGAGCTGTGCAGCAACCCTCTCGTGCCACCGCTTGATACCGGGATGAATACTGAACCATCGAAGTTGGAATCGTTCAACTTCATGATAGGGGATTCCGAAATTTGCAGAAACAGTACGTGCGCTTCCGACATAGTTAGTGGCATGTACCACCTGTCGTGTAATTTGACGCTTAGCATAGTACTTTGCCTTAGTCTCTGGAAAATTCGGGTGGGTTTCCAGTAACTCATCATCGCTGATGGGCAGGTTGTAGACCGCCCGGGCGCTGTGCAAGTGAATGTCTACCCTTCGACGTAATGCGGACTTCAAATCCTCGTCATCAGCTTCCCACGCCACCACCTGTAAATCCGCTCGGTCCAGGTCGCAGTCGAAGAAGGTAAAACCGGGGTCAGGAATGAAGAGTGTTTTAACATTAGGAAGTTGCAGTGCATCGACGTCTTCGGAGGCGTCCCCTCCGGCGGGAATATTCTGAAGATTAAGTCCAGAATCAAACGCATTTTTGGAGGAGGAGAGTCGCAGCGTAGACGTACCTGCAATGTTATAAGAACATCGGAGTCGCGAGTCTCGATCGAGCCTTGCACCAACGAAGGTAGAAAGGAAAACTCCGAGCGATCGGTATTCACGGATGTTCCTTATGAGTGGACGAAGGATAGGCTCTCGGACCGCGATCTTTTGCAGGGCCTCATCGTCAAGCGTGACCTCGTGGGACTTGCGGGAGATGATTTCCCGCTGCTTGAAGTCCCCGTAGAATAGGTTGCGCATCTGCAGGGGGGAGCGTGGGTTAAGTGCATGACCAAGGATCTTGATGAACCACGCTTCACGCTGGCTGATTTCGTCCTGGAGTTCGAGGGCGAATTCGCTCCGCCTTTCCGTGTCCACCCGCACCCCTCGGATCATTGCCTGTAATACAGGCCAGAACATAGCCTGCTGGAAGTCGCTCTGCGTCCGCAACCCCAGCTTGTCTACGGTTTTCTGGATGTTTTCATCGCACTCGAAGGTGATGACACAGTCTTTGCAGTTATACGCCCAGAGCTGGTCCTCACCCGTTTTCCTGTCCCAGTTCTTGCCCTCGGCTTTCCAGTAGACATGCTTTTCGCAATACATGCTTGATAGGTAGTCAAGTCCCTTAGGAAGTGTAGTAAAGCAGCTGTGATGCCCAAGCATTGTATCTCGGTCAAACCGAGGGGAAAAGCCCCAGTGTCGCCAGAAGTACTGCGTGTCGTAGATAAAGTTCTGTCCCACAACCCTAGCGTTTCGATGAGTAAGGACCTTTCGAAGGAGAATGATAACAGCAACTTCCTCCTCTGGAAGCCAGTACCCTTCAGGCCGTTCAACACACATGAACGGGATGCAGAGAGCACTTTGTTTATCGCGAGCGATGCCGACGCAGGCAATGTGGCCCGACCTGGTTTCGATGTCACAAGCGAGAGTCGTGGGGCCGGTTTCGAGGACTTCAAGGCATTTCTCCAGGTAGGAAAAAACTGTAGAATAACTGGGGCGCAATAAAAACGAATACTCGGACCCCGTAATTGTGTCAGTCGCTATCTCCCCTTTCGCCCTGCGCAGGTCCTGTACGCTTATGTTTCTTGCGCTCCAGTCGCGCATGATATATGCCGGGTGGTAGACCGGGATCACCTTGGGTGACCGTGAAGATGACAGCCCTTCCGTGGACAGTAAGCTTCCCCGCCAGGACTTTATCCCCCATTTCCCGGTCAAAGCCCACATGGACACATTTCCAAAGGCCACGATAACATTGGGCTTCACCATATCTATTTCCGCCTGCAGGAGCTGGAAGCCCGCCAGCACGATTGGTTTGACCATCTTGTCCCGCATCGGGACCATGTCCTCTGTGATTCGCTTCTTGACTTTTGGAATCCATAGCTCTATATCGTTCCCCGGGGGTTGATCTCTGCAGACGTTGGTGAGAAAGCACTCGCTGCGCATGATGCCAGCTTCGTGCAGTAGGTCGTTTAAGAGCTGCCCGCTGGCACCCACGAAAGGTTCCCGGCGGCGCATCTCTACTTCCCCCGGCGCTTCGCCAACCAGCATGATGCGCGCGGGGACTGGACCGGAGGGTGGGATCATGCGCTTCCACTCCGCTCATGCTCTGGGGCGGGCTGTTCGTCGAAGTGATCTATCTCGACGTTGAGTATGTCCTTCACTGCGGT